TCATCACTTCTAACTCCCTTTGCTACTGCTCCAACNGCAGCTGCAGCGATAGAGTTTAGATTATCCTCTCCATAGGTTACTGCTTGAGAATCTGAGATATTGCCTGGTATAGGGAGGATTACACTATTAACAACTTGGCCATTGCTATACTGATCACTAGCTCTTTTCAATTTAAAGGCGCTTTTACCATCACCTTGAATCAATGGGTTTCCACCCTTTTGACCATATATTTTCTTATATTTCAACTCCTCAAACAACAGGAAGTCTGTGCGTTTATCGATGATCCCGAGCGGGTATCTTAGTGGTGCATTTGCCATCGAGACCTAGAAGTTGTCTATTTAAGTATTTAGACGGAATTTTTGATATGGAATAGTTCTTAACTGTTCTTTCTCTTCTTGGGTACATTGATAGAGGTTTCCCTGCACCTCCTCCCATGTATATCGACGCGGCATTTCCCAGTGAAAACTTATCGCATCAAATCCCCATTCGTAAGTAGTAGTGCAAGCTACGAGTGGGTGTTCGTCATATTGAATGTTTGGTGTCTTTGGTAGATAGATGAAGGTATAAAAATTACCAGGTATTGCAACTTGATCGACAGTACCAGAAAGTGCTTCCATAATGTCAATCATTAGTTCATCAGCATCTTCTGTGCCGATCAAGTTGTCTAGTATGGGTTGTATTCTACTCATTAGTCGGTGTAACCATCGTCATCGTTGAGTTCTTCATAACTAAGTCCACGAGTGTTATCTTGTTCGTCGAGACCAAATTCAACTCTTAATTGTTCTGCTTTTAGTTTTCCTAGAAGGACTTCTAAATCTTGGATTAGTTCTTGGGTGTGACTTGTTTTCATTTTTTCTTACCCCCTTTCTTATTTCCTTTCTTAACAGTTCGCTTATCTGTTTTAGACTTTCCTCCTTTNTGAATCCATTTAACCATCACTTTATCCCCAATTCTTTTTCAGTAAAGATTTTGAACTCCCATCTTCTATCATCACAAAACTCTTTCGCAGCTCGCCATTTTGCTTGGTTTTTAGCATACTCNGCNACCTCATAAATGTAACCTTTTGTTTTCTTCTCNAAGATGGGTGGTTGTTGTGTTTGTCTGAAAGGTTTTACTTCGATAAGTGATCTTCTAATTTTACCNTTTGCGTCTTTGTATTTGATATAAAAGTCTGGAAAGTATCTGTGTATTCTATTGTCTAGTGGTGATCTATATGGGATGGCGATCTCCTCACTACCCCACTCTATGATGTTCTCATTCTTGTCACAATAGACCATGAACTTTCTTTCCCACAAACTGCGATAAATAATGTTTGTAGGGTTCCCTCTATACTTCTTTGTATTACTGGGTCTATATTTGCCTTGATATGACATAGAGTGATCACTGTATTAGAGATATTTAGATGTCAATCGCAAAAAAGATTACAGAAGTAGCACCACTTCTGACTAGACTTGCGCAAAGTTCGCATTACGAACTGCGCATGACTGGGTTACCTGGTGATGTTATGACCTTCTTAAATGCAAGAGGTGTATCCACTGCATTTATCAACGGTGATGCAGGTTTACTTTGCTATGAGGCTGTTCTTCCTGGATCTTCTCTTGCAACTGCTGACATCTACGGTGACTTCATGGGAGTCACACAAAAGTATGCTCACAGTAGAATGTATGATCAACTGACACTTGGTTTTTATGTTGACCTTGACTATAGTGTATTGAAGTTATTTGAGCACTGGATTGAATATATTGCATCAGGTTCCGACGAGAGTAAGTCTCAGACAGGATACTATGTTAGAATGAGATATCCAGATTCTTATAAGTGTGCAACTGGATTCTCTATCACAAAGTTTGAGAAAGATGATGCAATCCAACCTCTCGAATACAACTTCTTCAATATCTTCCCAACATCCTTGAGTTCTACTCCTGTCTCTTATGATGGATCTCAAGTCCTGCGTGTCAATGTAAGTCTTTCTTATGACACATATCAGTGTGGAAAGTCATCTAGTGCTGCTAGAGCAAGGAATACTGATGAAAATAAAAGTGGTGGAAANACCTGATATATACTATATGACATGAATCGGTTATTATGCCTTTACCAGTAATTGCAACACCCACGTACGAACTTACTATTCCATCAACTGGCAAGAAGATTGAGTACAGACCTTTTCTTGTGAAAGAAGAGAAGATTCTTCTGCTAGCAATGGAGTCAGAAGATAATAAACAAATCACCAAAGCCGTAAGACAGGTTCTATCAAACTGTGTCGTCACTAAAGGTGTCGATGTAAATGATCTAGCGACGTTTGATATTGAACTGCTGTTCCTGAACATTCGCGGCAAGTCTGTTGGTGAAAAGATTCCCATCATTGTCACATGTGAAGACGACGGTAAAACCGAGGTCGAGGTTGAAGTTGATGTTGATGACATCAAAGTAACATTCAACAAAGCACATAAAGACACAGTTGATATTGGTAATGGTTACTTCGTTAAGATGAAGTATCCCAAGTTTGAAGAATTTGTTGAGAATAACTTTGTTGGTGGTGGAGACGAGTCTTTCAAGTTAATTGCAAAGTGCGTCGATACCATCTACAACGATGAGGAATCATGGGATTCGGCTGACTTTACTGAGAAGGAAATGGTCGAGTTTCTCGAACAGTTCCCAACTTCACAGTTTAAGAGCATCGAGGCATTCTTCGAGACAATGCCTAAACTAGAGCACTTGATTACTGTAACAAATCCGAAGACTAAGAAGAAGAACAAAGTTCTTCTGGAGGGACTGGCATCTTTTTTCAGCTAGCACTCTCACATGAAAATGTAGAGAGTTACTACAAGACAAATTTTGCCTTGATCCAGCACCATAAATATAGCTTGACAGAGTTGGAAAACATGATCCCTTGGGAGCGTGAAATTTATGTTAGTCTGCTGTCTCAGTATCTTGAAGATGAAAGATTAAAGGATCAGCAGGCGAATGGCATCAGGTAAAACTGACAACTTATTAAAAGCGATTCTGGCCGAGGGAAAAGATCCCGAGACTGGTGAATACTTATCGCCTACAGAACGCAAGGCGATGTTCAAAAAGGTCAAAATCTCTGGTTCCAAAGTATTTGGCAGAGGTGGTGGCGGAGGAAACGTAAGAGGCGGAAGTCGAGGGTCGCTCCCTGGTGCTGGTGGGGGAGCACTTGCTCTCAGGAATCCACAAGCCGACGCAATGGAGGACATTGCGACTAAGTTAGATAATATTTTTGTACTGATCAAACGAGATGCAGATCAGGAAAGAAAGCAGAGAGCAGTAAATCAAGAGGCTCAGAGAAAAGCAAGAGAAAAACTTCTTAGAGGTTCTGCCGAGACACAACTAGAGAGTGTCAATAAAGAGAAAGAGAAGAAGACAGATGATGCCAAGAAAGGCATCAAGATGCAAGTACCATTCCTGGAGAAACTTGCTAAGTTTTTGATGATCTATGTCGCTGGATGGGCGACGGATAAGTTCATCAAGATGTATCAAGGTGCTCTTGATAACAATATTGCAGAACTCACTAAGTATAGAGACATACTTATTGATCAACTTGGTAAGTTGTTTGCACCTGTTGCAAATATCGCAGGTGGATTCGCAGCATGGATTGCAAAGACTGTTGCTAGAATCACAAAATTTGCAGGCAGGGTTACCAAGCAAGTATTCACCAAACTTTTTACAGCAGTCAGAGCAGCTGCTGTTGGAATGCTTGACAGACTGAAGAGCATTGTCAAGCAACCTCTAAAGACACTTCTTAATAAGGCAGGAAATCTTGCCAATGTAGTCAAGCAAGGAGCGATCCAAGGAATAGATAACCTCACCAAACCCATGGTGGGACTGAGAAATTTCCTTGGTAAAGCAGGTGGTGCTTCAAAAAAATTCTTAACTCCTCTTGTAGAGGGTGCAGCAAAGAGACTACAAGGTCTTAATCCTCTCAAGGCAGGAAAGCAAATAACCAAGAGTATTACTGGTGTTCTTGGTAAAGGAATGGGTGCCATTGGTAAGGGACTCATGAA